CTTGGCCCAGTGAAAGGTCAGCCACAACTGCGAGCGCAGCCTGTGGCTGACCTTTCACTGGGCCAAGAAGGAGCGGTTCTCTGGCCGCATGCTGCGCCTGTTCCAGACGGGCCAGCTCGAGGAGCCGCGCATCGTGCGCGACCTGCGCTCCATCGGGGTGGAGGTCCACGCCACCGCGCCCGACGGCGCCCAGTGGCGCGTGGCCGACATCGGTGACCACTTTGGCGGCAGCATGGACGCCGCAGCCGTCGGTGTGCCCGAGGCGCCCAAGACCTGGCACGTCTGCGAGTTCAAGACACACAACCAGAAGTCATTCGACGATCTGGTCAAGCGCCGGGTCCAGGCCGCCAAGCCCCAGCACTACTCCCAGATGCAGGTCTACATGGGCCTGACCGGCATGGAGCGCGCTCTGTACGTGGCGGTGTGCAAAAACACCGACGACCTGTACGTGGAGCGCCTGGAGTTCGACGCGGTGGAGTTCGCCCGGCTGCGCGCCAAGGCCGAGCGGGTGATCCGGGCCGCAGAGCCGCCCCTGCGGGTCAGCAACGACCCGTCCTGGTACGAGTGCAAGATGTGCCACTTCTCGCCGATCTGCCACGGCACCGATCTGCCCGAGGTGAACTGCAGGACGTGCGCGCACTCCACGCCAGAGGTCAATGGCCAGGCCCGCTGGACGTGCGCCGAGCACGAGCAGGATCTGGAGTTCAACGAGCAGCGCACCGGCTGCGAGCGCCACCGCTACATCCCCATCCTGCTGGAGAAGGTCGGCCAACAGACGGACGTGCTGAACGGCGACGTGCTGTACCGCGACCACGACGGCCAGACGTTCGCCAACGGCAACGGCCAGGCCGCGCTCACGTCGGTGGAGCTGCACCGCCTCGAGCACAAGTCCATGGCCGCCGAGGCCTGCCGCATGAAGGGCGCTCTGCACCAGCAGGGCATCACGACTGCGGAGGTGGTGGCGTGAGGTTGCGCGACTACCAATCCCGCACCCTCGACGAGCTCTGGTCCTGGTTCAACCGCCACACCGACGGCAACCCCATCGTGGAGGCTGCAGTGGGCGCAGGCAAGAGCCTGATGATCGCGGCCCTGGCGCAGCGCGCTGACACCGAGTACCCGGGCACCCGCATCCTGGTGCTCGTACATCAGCGTGAGCTGCTCGAGCAGAACGTCGAGAAGATCCTGGCCATCTGGCCGCAGGCCGACGTGGGCATCTACAGCGCCGCGGCCGGGCGCAAGCAGCTCGGCCGGCAGATCACCTACGCCACCATCGGCAGCATCTACAAGCAGGCCTACAACCTCGGGCGCATCGACATCGTGCTGGCCGACGAGTGCCACCTCATCAACCCGAAGGAGACGGGGATGTGGCGGCAGTTCTTGAACGACCTGGCACGCCCCTGCCCGCACGCCCGCACCATCGGCTGGACCGGCACCCCCTTCCGCGGCAACGGCGTCTGGCTGACCGCAGGCGAAGAGGCACTGTTCACGCACGTCGCCACCCGGGTGACGATGCGCGAGCTGCTGGACCTGCAGTTCCTCACGCCACTGCTGCCGGCCCCCACCGCCACCAGGGTAGACGCCAGCGACGTGCGCACCTCGGGCGACGACTACGTGGTCAGCGAGCTCGCGAAGGTCACCGACCGGGAGGAGCTGGTCGAGGCCACCTGCGACGAGATCGTGCAGCTCGCCGCCGACCGCAAGCGCTGGCTGGTGTTCGCCGTCACCATAGACCATGCGGATCACGTATGCGCATCCCTCGTGCGCAGGGGCGTGAACGCCGCCGTGGTGAGCGCCGAGACCCCGAAGCACGACCGCGCCGCGCTGATCAAGGCGTTCCGCCTGGGCCAGATCCGGTGTCTGGTGAACGTGGCCGTGCTGACCACTGGCTTCGACGTGCCGCAGGTGGACTTCATCGCGCTGCTGCGCGCCACCAAGAGCCCGGTGCTGTACGTGCAGATCGCCGGCCGCGGCATGCGTCTGGCTGACGGGAAGGACAACTGCCTGTGGGCCGACTTCACCGACACCACCGAGCGCATGGGCCCGGTGGACGCCATCAAGGGCCGGCTGCCCAGCGCAGCGCGCAAGGGCGAGGCGCCGACCAAGCTCTGCCCCGAGTGCGGCAGCCAGAACCCGGCATCGGCCACCGAGTGCATCGACTGCGGTTTCAAGTTCCCCGAGCCTGAGCGCATCAAGCACGGCAACAAGGCCAGCGCCGCGGCCGTGCTGAGCAGCCAGCAGGAGGCGCTGTTTGAGGAGGTGCCGGTGGACGAGGTGCGCTACCGGCTGCACCAGAAGGAGGGCTCGCCGCCCAGCCTGCGGGTGGAGTACCTCAACGGCATCATGGTGGCGGCGCGAGAATGGGTCTGCGTTTCACACCAGGGCTACGCACGCAAGAAGGCCGAGGCCTGGTGGGCGACGCGCTCAAAGATCGACGCGATACCGGGCAGCGCCGAGGAGGCCATCGAGTGGCTGGAGTACGACGCAGAGATCCTGCGCAAGCCCGCCATGATCCGTATCACAAAGATGGACAAGTACCCGCAGGTGGTGTCCTACGAATGGGGGCAGGCGTGAACAAGGCCGAGCTGCAGATCAAGCGCGATCTCTTCCGCCGCGAGCTCAAGGCGCTCGAGTCCATCACGGTCGAGTGCTTCACCTGCCAGCACTACGCCACGGCGCACGGCCCGACGTGCTCCATGTTCAATGCGACGCCGCCGGCCGACGTCGTCAAGACCGGATGCGACGAGTGGATTCACGACCCTATTCCATTCTGAATATCACAAGGGTAAACTATCACAATGACAATCTGCGCAAACGACACCCAGGTGGGTGGCAGTCACTACAAGGACATGGCCGTCGAGCCATGGGACGTGATCGACACCTGGCCGCGTGAGCAACGCATCGGTTTCTATCGTGGGAATGCGCTCAAGTACATCATGCGCATGGGCACCAAAGACGAACAGCTCAAGGAGATCGGCAAGGCGCAGCACTACCTGCAGAAGCTGGTCGAGGAGCTGGAGGAAGGGCTATGAGACGCCAAGGAATAGACTTGTTGGACTTGCTGGTGCTGGCCGCAGTGTGGGCCGGTGGCCTGGTGACGATCGGCCTCGTGGCACGAGCGGCCTACGAGCTCGCCAAGTTTGGCTGGGGGTTGCTGCCGTGACCGCAACCAGATACGTGCGCCTGCCGCTCTTTGAGCGGCTGACCGGCTACACCCAGAAGGCAGTGCGCCGAAAGATTGAGGAAGGCGTCTGGCTTGAGGGAAAGCAGTACCGCCGCGCCCCCGACGGTCACATCCTCATCGACATGGACGGGTACGAAAAGTGGGTAGAAAGAGCAATGGCGTAGAGGTCAGGGATGGCAGCATCCGCCTGAACTTCACATACGATGGCCAGCGGTATCGCAAGACGCTGCTGGTCGACAACAAGCCGTTGGCACCCACGGTGGCCAACCGCAAGTACGCGACCCGCCTGATCGAGGAGATCCACGACAAGATCCGGCTGGGCGTGTTCGTCATGGCCGAGTACTTCCCGGCCTCGGGCACCACCTCGGGCATGACCGTCGCAGACCAGCTCGACACTTGGCTGGCCGGGCAGCGCATCGAGAACTCCACCAAGGCCGGCTACAGCAGCGCGATCAAGTTCTGGAAGGCTGCGCCCTACGACGACCCCAAGAGCGGCGCCATGGGCGAGCTGCTCCTGCGCAAGCTGGTGGCCAGCCATATCAAGATCGCGATCGCAAGCAAGCCTGATCTGTCGGGCAAGACCGTCAACAACTACGTGAGCGTTCTGCGCGACGCCCTCGAGCTGGCCGTCACCGACAAGGTGCTCAGGGATAACCCTGTGTCCAGCATCAAACGCGCCAAGTACCAGAAGCCCACGCCGGACCCGTTCGCAGCCGAGGAGCGCGAGAAGATCATCGCCAAGATGGCCGAACGGCACCCGGGCCAGGTGGCCAACATGGTCGAGTTCTGGTTCTGGACGGGCCTGCGCACGGGCGAGATGTTCGGTCTGGCCTGGCGCCACGTTGACCTGGCCTCTGGCACCGTGCTGGTGGCCGAGACGGTGGTCCGCGGCGAGGAGAAGGACAGCACCAAGACCGACACCGCCCGCACGGTCAGACTCAACAGCCGGGCCCTGGCGGCCCTACAGCGCCAGCGCCAGCACACCCAGATGGCTGAGGACGGGCGCGTGTTTCACGACCCCCGCTACGGGGTGGGCTGGCACGAGGAGCGGGCATTCCGGCGCAGCTACTGGGAGCCGGTGCTCAAGGCCCTGGGCATGCGCTACCGCCGGCCCTACAACTGCCGGCACACCTACGCCACGGCGATGCTGATGGTGGGAATGACGCCGGCCTTCTGCGCCAAGCAGCTTGGCCACAGCGTCGAGATGTTTCTCAAGACTTACGCCAAGTGGATCGACGGCGATCGGGACTCTGCGGAGATGGCGAGACTGGAAGCCTCAATTGTCCCCGGATTGTCCCCAGGTTCCCCTGGGATCCCCGTAAGTGCTTGATCTATATAGGAATTTGGTGGGGTGGCTGATGGGACTCGAACCCAAACAGGGGGGGAATTGCGGGGAACCAGCGGGCTGTAAGTTGTTGATTCTACAGGACTCGATTCCCCTGGGTTCCCCACCCTTCCCACAAATTGTCCCTGAGATTGTCCCCAGGAATTCACAATGCCATCTGGATTCGTTCACAAAGCCTGAAGAAAAGGAGACTCCTTGAGCACCGTCTTTGCCATCGCCAACGTCCTGCATTCGCTGCAGGCGCTGAAGGAGACCGTCCCGCCCAATGAGTGGGGCGAGACCCCCCTGCCCGTCATCGCCGCCCCCGGCTGGTGGATGCGGCAGGTGTCTGAGGAGCTCGGCCAGCCGGCGGACATGGAGCCGGCCGAGGTGCATGGCTGCAGCGTCGTGCGCAACGACGACATCGCCGAGCCGGTGCTGGTTTCGCACGACGGCAAGACCTACCCCGTGCTGCCGGCCTGGATGCGGGCGAAGGAGGCGACTTGAACTTCGTCACCCCCCTGCCCCCGCAGAAGGTCTGGATCCGCGCCGAGTACCTGTACGACCACGACCCGGCCAGGACGGGCGAGCTGGTCGAGGGCGTCTGGGTCAGCGTCAAGTCCATCCGCGGCCAAGCCTTCCGCTTCGAGACCTACCTGCCCGAGTTCGGCGCCCTGTACGACAAGCTGCCGATCAGCGCCTTCCTCTGGCACGACGTGATTGAGGAGGATGATCAGCTCCCGCTGGACGTCCTGCAGATCTGGGACTGCCTGAGCTACCACGTCAGCGTGGTGGAGAAGCCCCTGCTGCGGGGGCTACGCGCCGAGTTCTTTGGCAAGGACCGCCAGCTCCACGGTGGCGAGTACCTGTTCACGCTGGACAACTGCAACCCGGACCCCCGCATCCCCGACTTCGGGTTCAGCGAGACGCCCGAGGAGCACAAGAGCTACAACGTCCTGGCGCTCGACAACGGGCAGTTCGCCCTGCAGCCGAACAACAGATGCAGGTTCTTCGACCCGGCGCTCACGCACTCGCAACTGAAGACGCCCGACTTCAAGGTCTGCACCAAGACCTACCGCGTCGAGAACACCGCGAAGTGGCGCCTGGGCGACACCTCGACGGTGACCTACGACGACCGTTCCGAGGGCAGCAGCGCCACCTCAGCCTGACGGCGGCGTACCAGGCCGGGCAGCACCCGGCCGCCGCCGCGGGTCCAGAGCATGAGCTGCTCCTTTGCGCCTTCCCAGTCCTGGGCGTTGATCTTGCGCCGCAGCGTGCTCGTCTGCAGCCGGCCCACGCCCAGGTTGTAGACGAAGTCCACGATGGCGTTGAGCGTGCGCCAGTCTCCGGTCATCGCGGCCAAGGGCAGCAGCCCCGGGCACTGGCGCAGCGTCCCTGGCGCGTAGGTGTTGAGCAGCTCCACCACCAGCCACTGCAGCGCCGTCTCGCGGGTGATCGGCGGGTCGTCCATCGTCACCTTGCGCCCGTCTGGACGCCAGACCGTGCCGTACCCCTGCGTGGGGTAGCCGGCTGGGCAGATGTACGGGTAGATCAGGCCATCCGGCCCGACCCGGTGCAGGCCCTCAAACCGCTTGCACAGTTCGGTGGCGATGTCGAGCTTCATGCCAGTCCGCGCTGCTTCAGGGTGCGGTCCAGGAACCAGTAGTTCAGCGTGCCGCTGACCAGGGCCGCGAAGTCTGCGGTCATCATGGCGACGAACACCTCCTTGGGTGAGGCGCCGGCCAGCCACGCATTCCACGCAAACCAGACGTGGATGAACGACCACAGGCCCAGGATCCAGTAGGTCACCACCGGCCGCACGCTGGCCGACAGGCTGGCCACCCAGCCACCCGCCGCCTTGACCATCTCGGTCTGCTGCTCGACGGCTGACTTGAAGGCGTCCAGCACCCCGGTATCCACCGCCATGGCGTGCTGGGCACCGATCTCCTGCAGCTTCTGCGCGCCGCGCTGGGCCTCGAGCTGGCACTGCTGCTCGAACATCTTGAGCTCGTGCAGCCGCTCGTTCTTGCGGTCCAGGAACTTCAGCACCTCTGGTGCCAGACGGAAGAGCCCGCCCAGCACCGAGCCCAGGATGCCGCCACCAAGGATGTCGATCATGGTCTGCCTTTCACAATGCTGATATTCAGGGCTGCTTCATGCCCTGCAGGAATTCCTTGTTGAACTCGATGGCCAAGCGGTCGCGCTCGGCCTGCAGCCGCTTGCGCTCGGCCTTCTTCTCGGCGTCAGGCCGGTCGCTGCGGACGATCTCCACCTCTTCCTTGCGCATGCGCGTGAGCTCCTTCTGCTGGCGCTCCTGCAGCTTGGCCAAGTCCAGCAGGCGGTTGGCCTCGGCGTCCAGCTCAGGCTCGATGCCGATCTTGCGCTGGCGCTTGACCTCCTCCACCAGCTCGTCCACCTTGCGCCGGCGATCGGCCGCGCTGCGGATCGTGGCGTCCTCGTCCACCTCGCCGTAGAAGCGGTTGACCACCGGCATGCTCTTGGCGCGTAGGTTTTCGTCGTCGCTGGACATCGCAATGATGGAGTCGGCCATCTGGTTGACGAACGTGCCCAGGCCGCCGCCGGTGGCCGAGATCAGCGTCTTGATCGTGCCCGGCGTCACCGAGGTCTCCACGCCCAGGATCTCGCCAGGCTTGGCCGCGTTGCCGCCGCCCGCGGTGTTGAGCGCCTCGGCCACCTTCTGCGCAGCCGTGCCCTGCATGGACGGGAACATGCGCTCGGAGTCTGGCCTGGTGTCGAACGACGACTTGCTGGGCGAAGCCGGCGAGCCGAACGTGTTGCGCTCGGTGGCAAGCTGGATCGGCAGGTCGACCAGGGTCGGCATCGCCGCCAGCAGCACCTGCACACCGTCGGTGACGTCCACCGAACCGCCGAAGGGGTTGACCGAGCCGAACACCACCGAGGTCATGTGGACGGCCGCCTTGGCCGGCGTCACGCCACGGGTCTTGTCCTGGCTGTTGCGCCAGACGTCGGCCGTCATGTAGCCCATGTTCGGGAAGATGTTGAACCCGTACTGCACAGGCACCTTGATGTACCGGCCGCGCTTGCCCACCCGGCTGATGCCCTCGCCCAGCGGCTCGCCAGGCGGCAGCATGATGATCAGGTTGCGCTCCTTCTCAAAGGCCGGCACCTTGTCCCAGTACGCCTCGCCGTCGTCGTCCTCGCCGCCCGCAGACGCACCGTACAGGGCCAGCATCGCGCTCACCCCAGCCACGCCCGCCATGGTGGACATGACGGCCGGGCTCTTGAGCACGCGCCCGAGCTGCGCCGTGCCCTGCACGCCGGCGTTGAAGAACAAGATCG